CGCAGCCATATAGAAATCAGGGTGACATTGTTCCTCCAACGAAACCACCAAGCACAGAGAAGCGTGGAGTTAAAGGTCGCCCTGGTCAAAGACCTATGCCTGATTACAATGTGGCGGAAGACGCTGACCGAGCAGAGGCGCAAGCCGACTACATGGAAGGACAATGCATGGTACTGGCCGTTGCTATAAATCAGCATAATCCAAAGAGGTATCCAATAGGATATATCTGGGAATACAACATGTCTGCTGGCGCACCGGACATGCAAATAGATGATGATGAGTGGAACGATCTAAGTCCAGAAGAACAAGAAGAAATCTCAAACGATATCAGCCGACACTCAGTAGTACATGCGTATGTGCGTGATCAAGAGACTAATGAATACATAGATGCACGTGGTCGTCACACCGCCCTACCTAACTTGTGGGGCAGAATGGGCCAGACTCGATTTGAAGAATTTCCGGGTTCGGCTCGTGAGTTGATAGACATTACAGCACACGGAGACTGGGATGAAGTTGGCGATCAGGTCAATTTCAAACGTGGCCAGCCTGCGTTTGATTCATTGGCAGGACCAGCTGGTGTTAAACGAGCACTGGACTATGCTGTTAAGTATTTGGGAGTAGTGGGTCCTGAACAGGTTCAAAAGCCTGTGACGCAAGGCGTTGAGCTCGTTGACTTAGATACTGATGTTAATCAAAATATTTACACACTCACAGTAAATGGTGAAGAAGTATCATTTACATATTGGGATTCCGAAAATAACTTTGAAAACCCAAACATCAACGATATCTATCAACAGGCAAAAGAACAGCTAGGTAAAAAACTATCTCCAAAGAATGTTGAAGAAATTGCTCGTGTGGTATTCAAATCTTTTCAGCAAGGTATGTCGGAAGAGGTCGATGAAGGACTTGGATCTAAACTAGCAGGATTAGGACTTGCAGGTGCAATGGCACTAGGGTCCGCTGGAGCAAATGCTCGAGTTACACCTGGCGATGATCCTAATATCAATCGTTTAACAGGCAAACCCAATGTAACACAGGTCGCTCCTAGCGATGTTAAACCAGCAGCATCTGCAGGATTTAATAAAGAGTGGTTGCAAAAAGCCGCTGATCCTAATAGAACTGGTCGTTATATGATCAGTGTTGAAAAGGCACAGGAACTATTAAACAAGATGAATGCCGTTGACGAAGCTAAGAAAAAAGGTGCTGATGGTAAAGCCTGTTGGAAAAATTATCGCTACAACGGTACTGAGAACGGTAAAGACAAGTGTGTGCCAGTAGGTGAAGATGTTGAAAATATTATGGGCGCACTGATCGAAAATCTTATTAGAAAATGATCAAGCAGTATTACATCACTCACGAAAACATGGTAAAGGACAGTCCGGACGATTGCTATCTTGCACCGGAAGATCCTATACACGCCTTAAAGACTGTTAGCTATATGGGCGGGCTAAATGCTACAGAACGACTGCACGAATACAATGCATCCGTAAGAGAATCCAATTACGTTAAATCTGGTGCTGTAGATAAGGCTAAATACATGAAAGAGCATGGAATTAAATCTGGTTCTCCCGCATGGTTTGAACTATGGTACGGAAGAAATAAATAACATTATGCGCATCAATGAACTAATCACTGAGATGAAAACAGGTAAAATTACCAAGAGACAGCAACAGGCTACTCGTGGTTTAAATACCTACAAGGACGGTGAAAGAGCCGACAGCACTTATACATCCTATAGATTAGGCATGGCAGTAGCAGGAGCCAACGGAAAAGACCCCATCGAAATGAATGGTAAGAGTTGGGCGGGTAAAACTAAAACTACTCATCCTTACAGTAAAGAAGAACAAGAAATGCTTAAACAAGCATACAAGGTAGTTGGTGCAAACTATAAAGATGTAAATAAAGGTGATATGGAAAGTCGCGAACTGGACAATACATATACCGTAAGCCCTGTAGCAAACTGGATGAAGAAATGAACAACGAATTTAAAAAATCAAAAAGCAATAACGAAACTCGCTATACATTAGAGTCAATGACAGCAGGTGCAACCGGTTCAGGTAGTGTTGCTACAGCACCGAGCTCGTTAGGCAAAGTCCAAAAGCGCGGAAATATCTTGGCACAAGAAGCAGGTAAAGACAAAGTTCCTGCAACTACTCCCCGTAATTTTGTTGCTAAGAATGCCAAGTCCAGTGGTGCAGGCGCACACAAGGATAAGAAAAAAGAACAAAAGCAGGGCGCTGCAAAACATAAAAAGCCCTATATGGAATCTCTACGCACAAAAATTGATCAACTAAAATCAAAGTTAGCAGAAGCAGGCATGCCATTTCGTGGAGTAGGTGGTGCATTCAATCGCGGCGATGATGAACGACACGACTTAGATCCAACAGACTGGTATGTTGTTAAAGATGGTAAAATGTTCAAAACGTCTGTCTACCCTAATCAAGTACAACTAGCAATAGCCCAAGGTTATAGTCGTACTAGAGATGAGGCCAAAGCAAAAGCAGAGCAGCAAGGTGTAGAGGAAGGTGGAGCCAGTATGCCAGGCGACCAGTATTTGAGTATCCCAGCGGATCAAACTAAGTTGTCCATTGGACAGCAAATGGCTCAAGACGGCATTACCTACAGCCCAGATAAAGAAGATGAACTCATCGGATTGATGGCTCAATACATGAAGAAAGCAGGAATGAGTTCAAAACAAATTCGTTACTTATTAAGTTACGATGAAGACTATATTCCGGATCAATTAAGTGATTTGCCAAAGCAAGGTGTGGCGGAGGCATTTGGTAGCTCAAGTGTAAACATGCCAGCTAATGCCGCAGGTACAGATGGGCACCAACAATCAATTGACTTCTATAATCAAGAAGTAGACAACTTGGCCGTTCAAGCAGATCCTGAATTCCAAGAATGGATTGAAGCGGCCGAAGAAAAACTAGTAGCCGCAATAAGAAACGGAAAAGATTTTACGCATCTTGCCAAAGTATTAAGCGCACAACAAGTCAAAAAGTTTGGTGGGAAAACATTAGGTCAACAGTACGGTAGTCAAATGGCAGGTAAAGCAGACGCATACTATACTTCAGAAATCAGAAACATTTTAAACGGTCCAGTAACTAATGCTGGTAACGAAATGACCAGACGCCACGAGTTGTCCCTACAACTACAAACAATAAGAAGTGGATGGCGCAGAATGTCGCCAGAAGACAAACAAAACCTAGCCGATCAAGTTGGTTATTCACTTGAAGAACTTGAACATTTTGTAAAAACTGGCCAAGACCCTGAAGAAGGCGATTTGCGTGAATCAGTGAAACAAGTAAGACCTGCAACTCCTGATGAATTAAGAACTGGATACACTGCAAGTAAAAGTCATGCTGTGGGTGCTGACGGGAATGTTTATTACTTCATGGACCCAAAACTAAAACAGGTGGGCCTGTTGCGAAATAAAAAGCAAGGTGTGGCGGAGGCAACAGGCGATGAGAGATTTGACAGCATGATGGGACAGATCACAGGCGGTGCTGGTGCCAGGCAAGGTGTAGATAATTTGAATAAGTCCCTCACTGCAAGAACAGGCAGCGACCCCGAGACTGCATTGGCCAAATTTGGTCAGGAATTTATAAAATGGCTTGAAGATCTTTGCCGTGAGTTTGCCAAGCAAGGTGCAGATAGATTTAATAAATTAAAAAAATTAAGCGAATTCGAAGACGGTGGCGAAACCATGGCGCACTGGTTGATTGATGTTGCTAAACAGACCAAGACCTCGGGTATTACACTGGCAGACATACAGGAATTTTCTAGCGAGTTTAATACCCATGGAATGTGGGCCTGGCAAATGTTCCCTATAGCATGGAGTCAGAACGAATGGCAAGACTATAAAGATCAATGGACTGGTCCCAATGGTTACATAGCCAATCTGAGACATAGTCCTGAGCAAGGTGTGGCGGAAGGCTCTGGAGCAAACAAAACACATTTAGCAATGGCATATCTAAAAGCAGTAGTCATGGCTCCTATAGGAACACCAGAAAAAAGAAGAATACTAAATTGGCAACAGATACTATCAAATCAATTTGATATTGAAATGGATCCTGATACCCTTGCTCAAATGCTACCACAATTTGATAGTCAGTTGCAGTCGGGTAATCTGGATAAATTACAAAACCGAATGGCTAGTCGCGGCGAACTTGAAATAGGCGAGAGTGAGCAAGGTGTAGCGGAAGCACCGGAAGATCGCACAAGTTATCAAGTTGCTAAAATTCTATCAGATCGTGGAATCAAATACGATCCTGCACAAGAAAATGAATTGATCAACGCAATAGGCATGGTGCTGGTCAAAGAATTAAACATGTCGCCAAAGGAGGCAAGATATTTGATCAGCTATGATGAAGACTTTGTTTCCGACACACTTGGTGAGTTGAGAAGTATGGAACAGTCAGTATCCGAAGTTGATGTATATATGGAAAGTCTTGCCCACTCATTGCAACAGGTCCTGAGTGAAAAAGCAGTAAGCAAGCAGCAACAAAAGTTTATGGGCATGGTTCATGCTGCACAAAAAGGTGAAAAGCCTGCCAGTAAAGAAGTTGCCAAAGTAGCCAAGGATATGGGCAAGAAAGATGCCAAAGACTTTGCATCAACTAAGCACAAAGGTCTTCCTGAAAAGAAGAAATCAAAAAAGTAATTGAGCAGGAACCGGTGGCACCGACAGAGGAGCCTGCTCAACAAACTAAGCCAGTCGGACCACAGCCTAAACTAAGGCCCGATATGCCTATTGACTATTGGAAACAACGTTTTCAAACTGCTGACCCAAATCAATATCGTCAATTTAAAAACAAAGATCCAGAAAAGAAAGATCGTATGGCTATAGCAGCCTACTACGATGCAAAGCAGCCCACAAAAAAATAAAACATGTTTAAAAGATTTGATGTACCGGTAGTATCAAATCCTGTCTGTAGTGAGCCCATCTACAATGTTGTTGCAGAAGATTTTAAATTCTATGACAAAGACGGATTTGAATTAAATCAAGCAGAACAGAAATATTACGGGATGATGCACCATCCTATAGACCATCCTATACTTAATCATCGCTGCTGGCAAGAACCTTGGTTTGCTCTAGAATATAACGATATAGGTCTAATACTAGATCACTCATTGATCCTGCATCGTTGCAGATACGAGGACTACGCAGAACATCAACTAAGAAAAATAAAAAAGGATATTCCCGAGGCAGAGTGGTTATTGAAAACTCCACAGAAATGGGGATTTGATTTTGCATTAGATGCAGTAGATGACGCTGGTAATATCTATGAAGTACTGCACGTCGAGTATGACAACTACGACTACGACACATTCCTAAAATCTATGCAGATGTTTGATTTTAAGGTACGACACACTGACTGGCGTGATGCATCTCGACAGGTTCTAGCACACAGAGATCAATGGAAAAACCTTACTGGCTTTGCACAAAATGATTGGAAAGCAAACTTTCTTCTTGGTTGGACTAGGGCAGAATACACAGAAAAAAGTTTGACCTTGTAATCACAACCCTGTATACTATATACTCACAGGAGATATTATGGGAAAAGCATTTGGCGCACCAGAACAGGCAAAAATCAAACAGATCGTATCCGAAGGTATGACTGTTATGCAGGAAATTCAAGACCTCACTGAAGGTTTGAATGAAACTATCAAAGCAGTGGCAGAAGAACTAGAGGTAAAACCTAGTGTTATTCGCAAAGCAATCAAAATTGCACAGAAAGATCAATGGGATCAAGTGTTCCGTGAATTCGACGATCTTGAAACTATTGTCGATATTGCAGGTCACGCTAATCGTCGTGAAGACTAATGAGCCACTGGGGATATCATTTAATGTTAGATTGTAGTGGTTGTGAACAAATTCACTGCAAAGATAACATTTATAATTTTGTAAAAGACCTTGTTGACAAGATCGACATGGTCGCGTACGGAGAACCTATAATCGAATATTTGTTACCTGGAGATTCAAAACAAGGTTACAGCTTAATGCAGCTAATAACTACAAGTAATATTTGTGGTCATTTTATGGAACTCGACGGAACTGCATACTTTGATATTTTTAGTTGTAAAGAGTTTGATTTGCTAACTGCACAGAATGTAGTAACAAAATATTTTAATCCTAAAAAAATTAGGGTAAATTTTATTACAAGACAGGCAGATTAATGACTAGACTTACAACTGTACTTGGAAACGTGTACAACTGGGCCAGGAATGACTATCGAGAATGGCCTGTCCGATTTTCGTTAGAAATTTCAGCATGGTTAATGAGTTTAGGCTGCTCTCTGACATTGGCAGCAGGTGCAACTGATCCGCTGTTTTTCTATCTGTATCCGATATTTATTTTGCAATGTGCAATTTTTGCATGGGCATCATGGACTCGAAAGAGCACAGGTATGGTAGCCAACTACCTACTGTTAGTCACTATAGACGTCATCGGCTATATTAGATTGTTAAATATATAAGAGAAAAGTTTGATCAGCTATAAATGATCACAAGAACGGTTGCCGGCCATAAGCGGTAAGGAGAACTATATGAGCTACGTCGATGCCATGTGGGATCGCGACAAAGACATTGTGCATGTCGTTGAGCGTGATCTAAAGAAAGGCAGAATCTTTCAGGAGTTTCCTGCAAGATATACATTTTATTATCCCGATCAACGCGGAAAATACAAATCAATTTACGGTGAAAATCTAAATAAAGTTGTCACAAGGTCCTACAAAGACTTTCAAAAAGAACAACGGATCCACAGCAGCCACAGACTGTATGAATCAGACATCAACACTGTATTCAAAACCCTAGAAGAAAACTATCTCAATCACGAACCGCCTAAACTCAATGTGGCGTTCTTCGACATTGAGGTGGACTTTGATCCTGAAAGAGGTTATAGCACCCCCGAGGATGCTTTCATGCCTATTACATCGATTGCTGTTCACCTACAATGGTTAGACACACTGGTCTGCTTTGCTGTTCCTCCAAAGACCCTGACAATGGAGCAAGCAACAGCGTTAGTTAAGGACTTTCCTAATACACATCTGTTTGAAACTGAAGCAGAGATGTTAGATGCGTTTTTGGATCTCATTCAAGATGCTGACATTCTCAGTGGATGGAACAGTGAAGGCTATGATATCCCTTACACAGTTAACAGAGTTATCAAAGCACTGAGTAAAGAAGACACTCGTAGATTTTGTCTGTGGGGTCAATTTCCCAAGAAGAGAGAGTACGAAAAATATGGAAAAGCGGCTGTTACTTATGATCTGGTTGGTCGTGTTCATCTGGACAGTCTCGAGCTGTACCGCAAATACACATATGAAGAGCGACACACTTACCGACTGGATGCCATTGGAGAGATGGAAGTAGGCGAGAGCAAGACTCACTATGAAGGTACACTTGATCAGTTATATAACAATGACTTCCGTAAGTTCATTGAGTACAACAGACAAGATACCGCATTGTTAGACAAGCTGGATAAGAAACTAAAGTTTATCGATCTTGCTAACACACTGGCACACGAATGTACGGTGCTATTACAGACCACAATGGGTGCAGTTGCTGTAACTGAACAGGCTATTGTAAACGAAGCCCACCACCGTGGTCTCATTGTGCCCAATCGTGCCAAACGTGACGAGGACGCAAATAATCAGGCAGCAGGTGCTTATGTTGCATATCCCAAGAAAGGTATCCACGACTGGATCGGATCTATTGACATTAACTCATTGTATCCGTCAGCTATTCGTGCGCTCAACATGGGT